ATCGTCTGTATCGTTTGATTCGAATACACCTCTTAGAGCGTAGATATCAGGTACACCCAATGTTATAATTTCATCATTGATGTTTGTACCGTAAATATCATCTGATACACTCGAACCGGCTGTAGCGTTAGCTGTTGAAGTAACTTTAACACCTCTTGATCTTCTTAGTGTCTTAGCAGCATTGTTATTAGCTACATCTTTAGTAGCACCGTAAATAACTTTTAATTGATCTGCATTACCTAATGGTGTTGAGTTCGCTGAAGCTATCGCTATAGCTCCACCTTGAGATGATGAAGGTTCTATAACACCGTCATGTTCTTGAGTTGAAATTGTACTACCTTCTCCGTTATCTTCTGGGTTAGTTTCTGTACCTTCAGCTTCGTGAATTGTTACAATGTAGTTATCTGTCTCACTTGTCGGGTCTGAGAATAATGTTTCATCAGCTACACCACTCAATGAACCTGTACCACTACTTAGTAATACTGTTTTTTGTTTTCTTATTTGAAGTGTGTTTGGTGTAATTGAAGAAACAAAGTTCTTCGGAGTAGCTGCTACAGCTACTGTTTTTTCTTGTTCTTGTAATTGAGCTCTTTGTCTGATATACTTACCATTCTCGGCTACACCATTACCTGTCAATTCTAAAGATGTATCACTTGTAATTGATAAAACAATTTTTGTTGTACCAGAAGGTGCTACAAGTACATCTCCTTCTTTTAATTCTTGAGAAAACTTAGTGTTAACACCTGTTTGTGTAGCGTCACTACCATTACCTGTGAATGTACCTGTTAATATAAATTGATTGTCTGTTGTAATTGTATCGGCAGCGAAGACAGCAGCGTTAGAGTCAATAGAAGCTTGAGAAATTTGTCTTACTCTATCAGTAGAATAATTTCTAACAGCTGATACAGCTTTACCACCTGTTGTAGCTTGTTCTAGTCTGATTGTATCAGAAGTAGAAAATTCACCTTCTACATCATGAACAAATAGTGTTGTCGCGTTAGCGGCTGTTGCTGTAGCTAATATACCTTTAGCACCTGATACTGAACCTTTAATTCTTTGTCCAGCTGATAGTCTATAGTTAGTACTCGCTACTGTAAGTTTGGTATACATACGAACATCAAATAAATGAACTCTGTATTGTGAAGCTGTAGTGTGAACACCACTTGAAACTGTCACATCTGTCGCGTCATAGAATCTTACTCTCGCTCTACCGATTACAGTACCATTTTCACCTTCTACATTATCTTTAACTGTATCTCTAAGTTCACAAGCACCAAATGGTCTAATATCACTCGTATCACCTGTACCGAATTCGGGTTGACCGAATGCGTTTGATACTGTAAAATAGTTACCTATTTCGAATGGTACAGCTAATGCACCTGAGTCTATTGTTGTTCTAGCTTTGTCTACTGTAACGAATGTTTCAGAAGATTTTTGTACTTCATAACCTTTAACATAAGCTTTACCTGCTGATAAGACTGTAATAAACTTAGTCTTATCACCAGCTGGTGTATCTGTAGAAGTATAAACACCATTATTTAATTTAGAGTTAAAATGTTCTCTTAATTGAGCATGAAATGGTTTAGTAACATAATCACCACTTTCGTCATGAGTTCTTCTAGCTAATGTTCTTTCTAAAGTATTGTAAGCTGTGATAGCTGTTTGTTTTGTAATTGTACCAGATTCGACTCTTGATAACTCAATGAAATTATCAATGTCTTGAGTACCTGTTAACAGTTTAGTTACTAATGTTAATTCAATTTTTAAACGATTAGCACCTGGTGCATTCTCGTTTGAAGAACCTGAAGCATTATCTTCTAAACTGTCATCATCTGTAGATGATATAGCTGACTCTGTAACTTGTAATCCTATTCTATATGTAGGTGTGTTTGAATATTTGTCTAATAAAATTGTTTGTTCTTCACATCTAACGAAGAACCCTCTTGTATAGAATACTCCACCTCTTACTGTAGCGGCAGACCCAGTTGAAGTAGAAGAATCATGTCCTGATACTTCACTAGGTAAAATAGTTTTAAATTCGTTATTGTTTGATGCGTCTGAGTATGAACCGTCAGCGGCTAAAGTAACTTCTTGTAATTCTTCATTATCTAAGAACTTAGTATAAGTTGTAGTAGAAGAATCAGCGTTAGCTTTAACATAAGTAACATAAAGTGTTAATGGATCACCACCTGTTGTAGCAGCGACTGAGTTAATGACTTTACCAACGACACCAGAAGTTTGACCTTCAAAATATTTATCATGAGATGCTACTCTATAAGTCTCAGCTGTTGCTGTACCTGATCCATTCGGATTAGACGCGTTGACTTTAACAGCTTCATACAATGTATTTACTGTTACAGTACCACCCATAACAAGTGAACCCTCATCAAATATATGATTACCAAATCTCTCGACTTGATTCTGTAATATACTCTGTAACTGAGTTAGTTCTCTTGCTTGTATCGCATTAGATGGACGAAATAGAATTCTATGAAAATTCTTTGTTTCATCATAATCATCATAATAAGGCGATACATTTAAATCTGTATTCTGTGCCATTTATGTTTCCCTTACATTTCTACTATAAGTTTAATATCTTCAATCTGATCTGATGCTCTATTAACAGCAAGTCTATTTTCTAAATAGATAATATCACCTGAATGTCTCTGAACTTCTTCTGCTGTAATAGCTGATGATGAGTTTAGATCACCATGATCTGTATTAGTAGCTGAGTAAATAGTATTACTATTAGCAAAAGCTACGAAGTTGCCTGATTCATTAGGATAAGGTAAGTATGAGATAACTCTGTTTGTTGAGTCAACTGATACTACGATACCTACTGCTGTTCCGACTACTTCTGTAGATGCATTACGAATAATAGTATCTACTGCTGGAGCTACAAATCCAGATGCTTGGAAAGTCATCTTCTTATAAGCTGTTCTTGTTGTAGCTGAACATAGTGTATTACCACCATTGTCTGTTGGATTAACAACTACACCAATTTGTCTGAAATCGTTATCTGTTGGGAAGTCACCTGAACCTTCTGAATACTCAAGTCTTGAGTTAAGAATGATATAGTTTCCACCAAGTTCTTCAACAGGATCGGCACCATGTCCGTTCTTTGGTTGAATGACGAATTCAATATTCGCTGAGTTACCTGTCCCATCTGCTGCTGTATCAGCATTATCGAATCCTGGAATATCTTCATTAGCGATAAACGCTGTTGTATATCCTGAACCTACTGTAGTAATATTAACATCACTAACAGCACCTGAACCATTTGTTACTACTTGAGCCACACCACCTGATCCATCACCACGAACTGTAATGTTAGATGTTGTAGTACTACCTGTATATCCTGAACCAGCTCCTTTAATTCTTACTTTTTGAAGAGCTCCGTCTACTGCTCCGTTCTCAATATCCCATTGAGCTGAACCGTCGTCTGTAGCCGCGTCTCCTAATCTACCGTCTTGAGAACCTGTATCTACTCCACCAGCTACTGCTAGTTTAGCACCGAGTGTTTTCACTGGTATAAAATCGTTTGTTACAAATTTAATTACATCACTAGCTGAGATTGAGTACATGAATTTCCATTCATAACCATCTGATTCGATTGGTGTTGCTAATGTTGTATGATCTGGTTTTACTGTAGATGCATTCGCTGCTGAATGATCTTGAGTACCATTAGATAAACATTTGTATACATTGTAATCATCTGTTACAACATAAAATAATGAAGAATACAAGTTTGTAGCTCCACTAGATGCTGTATTACTAGATGAATAGTTGTGACGATACTCGTCATAAGTTGTTCCGGAAGTCCAATCCCTTCTAACAATCGCGTGTGATATATCCGATGTTGAAATCTTTTTCAACGCTACCATACTACGATAAGCATCGTACTCATCATTTGGACTGTCTACAGGTGTTGGCGGAGTTGAATCGTCTGTCCATGCGTGTCCTCTACCGATGAACGAATAAGCTACAGAGGAACTCTGAGTTATGTCTTCGATAAACTGTTTCGCGTTGTTTAGACGAAATTTTTCAGTTATAATTGCTGCCATTGTTATTACCCTTTAATTAATAATTGTTTGTTATAGTTATTTATATCATTTATCCTGTTTGAACTACAGCTGAATAACTTAAATTTGTTTTTCTTTCTAGTTCTCTTTCAAATCCTGATACAAATCTGTTTGGATATAATGTACTTATATCACTAATTCTGATACCTTCTGACGGAGATTCTTGTAATAAGTGTTCTCCAGTTTCAAGTAAAAGATCATCACCTGATGAGATACCACTACCACCATCAAGTTGTACTTTCTTATGAATACCGTAATTTTCAGTAAACATCACATCTCCCAAGTCTCCAATAGTCGGACCTGATGTATTAGCTGTTTTCTGACCTATCATTAAGGCATCTTCTAATAATATTGGTTGATCATCTTCACCGATTAACCTAACATTATTTGTCTCGTCTAATAGATTATATGAATCTAATTGACTTGATTCTTCTGATACAAAGACTAAATTATCATCAGCTGTTGTAGCATCTTCAAAATTTATGTTTGTACCATCTTCATTTATTATAACACCACCTTGACCGAAGTCTTGTTCACCTAGTATATTACCAGCTTGTGGTTCGAATATTAAACTGTCTCCAGCTTCTGTTATAATTCTTTCTGACAAGACACTAACTGATTCAAATAATTTTTGACCAGCGGGTCTATGTCCAAAACTCACACCTGCTTGAGATGTAGTATTAAAACTAGAATCAATTCTCAAAGCTGTTCCTGTTAAATTAGTTACAGTTGAATTAGAACCTAGTGTTCTTGATGTTTGTGTATTTAATGTTCGTATCTGTTTTACACCAGCTGAGAATGATCTACCTCTTTGTGTTGTAGCTTGTGTAAATAATGGAGATGAAATAATATTAACTTTTCTTTGTCTCATCTCTGAATCGTATGTCTCGTTCGGATCATTCGCTGTTAGTATTCTACCTCTACCAGTAAACCCAGAAATATAAGTAGAAGGTGTTTCTCCACCACCTTCAGCATCTGTTTTTTGATCCGTAGCTAGTAATGTTGTGTCAGGTGTGATTGTGCTTGGATCTTGGTTAGCTACTATATTTTCTATTACATGATGTAAATCTATTGATGTAGCTGTAAAGTATGTTGTAGATAACGCTGTGTTTTTAATTATTTCATTACCTAAGAATTGTGAACCAGGTTGACCCCAATCTATAACATCTCTATGAACTATTACATATTTGTTTGTAGTATCATGTTCCATTACAATACCAAGAGCGTTAGAAGTAGTTCCTCTTACTCTTGTACCTACTGGTAATGTATTAGTTAATGATGAATATGATATCTTATGTTGATTATAATGTGGACTTATATCTAACTCTTTAGTTACTTCATGTCCTTTCGCTGTCGCTTCAGCTGTTAATTGTCTCTTGAAGAAATCTCTGTCTGTTTCTTCAACTGTATCTGTACCTAGAATATATGGTTGACCTGATGATTGATCTTTTACTGTAGTAGCGTCAACTGATAAGAATCTTTCAGTAGTTAAAACACCTTCACCTGTTTCTAATTGTATTCTACCTTCAAATGAACTGAATACTTGATCTTCTGTTGAATATGTTCCGACTTCTAATTGAATATCAGCTGCATCTATCTTAGAACCGATAATTAGAGTAGGTATAAATGATCTTGTTGTTCGTGAACCATCAAAATCTACATTATAGATATCAGCTCTAGCGTCTATTTCATTTCTGATAGATACTTCACCAAAGAATATTGTACCAGCTGGTGATAATAATGACTTGACTAAACTTCTGTATTCATCTACACCTTTACCAACTTTAATTAAGTATGAGAAATCTTGATACTGTTTACTATCGTGTATTCTCATTGAAGTAGCTGACGGAAAACCTGTATCATTTAAATAGTTACCATCTAATTTAGATTCACCTCTTACTCTACCTCTTGATGTACAGGGTTCTGTTTTAGCTATATAGAAATTCTTACTGTCACTTGTAGTTACATAATCACCTTCATTAAATATACCTTTAACATTCTCTATCGTCAATAAATTTAGATCACCATCCATTGTTCTAATCGTGCCTGTAGCACCTGTTAGAGCCGCTGTAACAGTAGTATTGACCACTAGTGAACCACTGAGGTCTTTTACTATCGCTTTCTGTTTGTAATTACCGATACCACCGTCAACAAAGTCATGTCCAGGGTCTTGTACTTTTATTTTTTCAATACTACCGATAGTATTACTGAATGCCCATAACTTAGCACCTGAACCAGCTGTAACATTAGTTTGTGTTAAAGTAAATACTGCTCCTGATGTACCACCTGTTATTGTACCTGTTGGAACACCAGCGTTGTCTGTTGGTCTTTTATATACTAATAGTCTTTTCTTTTTCGTATCATGACTGACTACTATCATTGATTTACTGTTTGATGAAGAAACAACTTCTCCGACTGAGAATGTAGTACCTGTAGTCATAGTATCATAGTAGATATATCCACCCATAAATACTTTAGGTAATGATTTATATTGTAACCCTTGATTTGTTATTTGAATTTTACGAATGGCACCTGATGTTTCACTAGATATAACAAAATCAGTATCAGTTAATTCACCATATTGAAGTGTTTGTGGTCTTAATGAATCTTCTAATAATACACCACGATTCGAAGCGTGTATTTCTATCTTAGCACTGTTGGCTGGTGCTGACACGAATGTAACTTTTGTACCAGATTGATCTGTTGTGAAACCTGTTGTTCTAACTATCTCTGTACCTGCTACAAATACTTGAACTTTTCTTGGGTCGAATCCCATATTAAGTCCAGCATTATCTCTACCAGAGAATACTGTCTCTGAACCATCACCAGTAAATTCATGTACACCTTCTACTGTCGCTGTCTCTAATTCTATTGTTCCTTCTGTAACTGATATCTGTGCTTCAGCGTGATTACCTTCTGTACCTGTGTTAATAAACACAACCATATCTTCTGTTGAATAACCAGCACCTACATCATCAATAACTATATCTGTTACACCACCTCTACCAATAGAACCGATAACATTAATATTTGATGTCGCTGTACCACCAGCTGGTGATTTATAATTAAATGTATCTGATTCTACAAACAATGAACCTTTAGAAGCTTGTTCTGTATAAAGACCACCTTCCATAACTCTTGTAGCAGGACCACCTGATTGTGTATTGTCTTGATCAAATAAATCTGTATTCTCATCTAAGATCGCGAAGTCTGTAATTAAATTACCGTCTTCATCATATACAGATTCTTCTGAAAGTATAATACCCAATCCGTCTTCTCTACCAATCGGTCTAGCTTGAAAGAATTGACCACCGATAGCATGTTGATTAGCCATCTTAGAATCGTCTTCAAATAGTATGTGATTACCTTCTTCATTTAAAATATATTGTTGAGTAGAGGATTCTATTCTTAAAATATCTTCTACATCTCCGGCGTTACCATCTTCTTGACCTAAGTAAATACTTGAATCTGTTGGATCGATATCTGTTATAACACCACGAACTGTAGCTTCAGCGTCTATTCGTAATCCGTCTCTATCAGATAATGTTACTGTATCACCTTGATTAAATGTACCAACATGAGGCATCACTAATTCTAATTCATAAGCTGTATCAGCGTCATTAGTACCACCCATACCAGATGAATCATTAATATACGCTTGAGCTACTACAGTACCTTGACCGTCTAATTTTTTAACTAGACCTTTTTTATAAACTGTTAAGTCTTTTATACTTGAGAGTCTCATTACTGTTGGTTCTGAGAATTCTGATACTGAAGGTTTTATTACATTGTCACCAGGAAATGTTACCTCAGCTTCTAAACCATATAATATTCTGAATAGAAATTCGTATGATTCTTTTGTACCTTTTGATAGATACAATTCTTGTACATGCTTCTGTAGTAATCTTTTATTCGCCAAGACATCTCGGTCAATGAATGGCATAAAGTCTCGTCTGAAATACTCTAAGAAGTCTCCAGAAGTTTTATCTACATCAGCATATGATAATAAGTTGTTAGCCGCGTGTAACGGACTAGCTGTAAACGAAGCTACTTTAGCTTCCATTCCAGAAGTCTTACCTACGATAGTTTCATTAATATCAAACTGTGCTTCTGAAAATTGTTCAATATAAAGGTTTGAACTTGTACCTATAACATCAATTCTTCCTATGGCACCTGTAGTAGAACCTACTACGAATTCATCTTTCTCAAAAGATGTCTTTTGTGCACCACCAGAATCAATGTCTACTTCATAATTAAATTTAGCAGAGGTTATAGAAGACGGAGCATAAGTCCCAGGCTCTTGTAAAAGATTACCTCTTTCACCTGCAGAGTTAAAAGATTCTCCTGCTGTTGTCCCATCTTCTAAACCAATGTAGTCAATGTCTGCCGCATCTTTATAGATTAGCTGACCTTTCTCTAAGAACTCAAAGTAAGCTTTGAGAAAAGAGACAAATCGAGGTCCATCTTGCTGATAAAAATCAGGTAGAAGTTCCTCGACTTGATCCGCTATTCTGTTATGAAAAATAGGCATAATTAACTAATAATTACCTTACGCTACTGCGTATGAATTACCACCAACGATTACCCATTTTGACATTGTACCTGAATACATTAAAAATACTGAATCACCTTCAGCGTTCAAAGTAATTGTTGTACCACCATGTAAAGCTGCAGGTGTAATTCTGGAAGTTCCAGAGTTAGTTATAGTATTACAGTAAATGATTTTTAACTGACCAGCTACACCTGCTGCTAATGATAAATCATCATTCGCTGCTGATACAGTATGGTTAGTAATTGCAGTCGCTACAGACGCTGCTTGTGAGTCACCTGTTTTAGAATCTTCTGCTTCTGCGAAAGCGATGAAGTCTGGTAAGTAATTCAAGAAATTCGATACTGAAAGTTTCTTGTTTACTGGAGTTCCAGAAGGATCATCAATTACATGAAGAAGGTCTTCACCTGCTACACTTGTGCTTAAATCCGTAAGCGCGGTTATTTTTTTATCTGCCATTTTAGTTTCCTCTTATTAGCATTATTTGAACCCTATTACTAGGGAATTTTACTCTATGCATATACATAGATCATTATGAAGAATAACTAGATGAGGTCGTATAACCCACTCCAGCACTCGTTTCACCACTAGCTACTGTATCTGCAGTACCTGATACTGAGATTTCAGAAGCCGTGATATCCAGCAATTGATTCTTTGTCGAAATTACATCATTCGAACTTGGAATCATTGTGAAATCTATAGATGAATCTGTATTAGATGTTGAACTATATGTCAATGAATTAATACTTATTACACCTGTTGAATATATTATTGTACCAGCCGTATTGTCTGAGTACACTCTTGTTGAACCATTTAAGTAATATCTTCTTACATTACCGTTACCGTCTTCATCAAAGAAGTAATTGTTTGAATCACCTGATAAGAAGAATCCTGTTGTAGAAAGAATACCACCACCAGACATATTGTGTCCTGAATGTGGATTGTAAGCTGAGTTACCAAAATTCAATTTAATATCTGAAGCCGTTCCGTCTATTACAGCTACATAGTTCTTTCTTAATTTAACATTTGTGATATTAGAAAGAATAGATGTTTCTGTACTGTCTATCTTTGTAGATAATTGTGAATGTCTAAACAATGTGTCAAAACCTGAAAGTTCTGAATCATCAAAAGAAAGAATAGAGGCTCTAACTAATGTCTCTAACGCTGATTTAGTTTGAGATGTTTTAGTCGGATCATATTTAAAGTTTGTACTTAATAAAATTTGTAATATTTCAGCGTCTACAATTTCAGGTCTAACTGTTAAGACACTCAAGTCTGATAACTTAGTTGTTAATGTTGACTTTTCAGCTGTTGTTAGATTGTTTGAGAATTGAGAAGGTTTCAAAGCTACAAATACTTTACCATATTTTGGTGGATCGTTGTCTTCACCACCCCATACAGCTATTGAGTCAGCACCGGGATATAGTTCTTGTAATTTAGCTTTATAATCTTGTACTGTAACTAATCTATTCTGAGAAGTGTAGAATTTAGAAGCTGAGAATTTAATTTGATCTGGTGTTTCAATATCTTTACCACCAGAAGCACTTACTGTACTCGTATATGTTACTGCTGAGTTTCCATTGATAGATGTAGACATTGAGAATATATTAGCACCATTAGCGTGATTAGTATCTGTAACTAAATATGATATTGTTATTAAATCACCATCTTTCGGTTCAGCACCAATAATACCATCTCCGAAATATAATTCAAATAATCCTTCATCATTCTCTTGTAAGTACCATACATTTGAAGTTGATCTAATACCTGTTAAATCACCTGCACGACTCCAAGCTGTAACTGTATTGTTTGAAGTAATATTAACTGTAATTGTTGATGTATCAATATTAGGATTCAACATAGGAAATCTTTGGTTTGATACTTGATTGTCGTATCTGTATATATCAGAAGATAGTTTACCTTGATAAATTTCTAATGTTTCAAACTTAAATTGACCTGTTGATGGTGTGATTGTTTTATTGTCTAATACTATAAATGTGTATGATGTTCCGTCAAATACGGTTGTAAATTCATGACCTCTATTAATTGTCAAAGATGATGGAGTAACACCACCGATTGTAGGACTTGTAACTGTTAAATCGAAACTAGCTTTAGCTGCCGTTCTTGAACTAGGTGTGTAACCAAGTTCTTTAGCTCTTGATACAACATTCTTTCTTATCTGTGCTGTGTCTAAGAACATTTCTGATGCTACCATGTTCGCGTTGAAAGCTGATGTATGAGCTGAGTATGCTAGTAAGTCAACTAGTACAGCTAAGTTAGAACCTTCAAAGTCATAATCTTTTAAAGTTGATTGACCTTTTAAATATTCTTTTAGACTATTTGATACATTATCAAAGTCTAAATCTGTTATGTTAATGTTTGAACTGTTTATCGTCGCCATTATCTTACTCTCTCTAGTGTTAAATTAAGTTCTTGTGGTCTAGGATCATTTGATATAGTCATATATATCGTTACATTTAAATCATTACCATCTAAAGCTGAGATAACATCCGTTACATTAGCTCTTGGTTCAAAGTTATTTATTAGACTTATTATATCTTGTTCTAATACAATAGCGTCTGTACCCATTGTACTCAATTCAAATAACATAGCTGATAAATTGATACCTAAACTAGGTTTAAATGGCCTTTCATATTCATTAGTTAATATTAAATTTTTAATACTTCTTTTGATAGAGTTGATATCATATTTTAATACTAAGTCTCCACTTTGTGGATGCAAACTCATATTGATATCTATATCTGTAAACCATCTTCTGGATACTCTCGAACTTTGATTTTTACTATTAAACTGAGCCATATAGTTATTTATGTCGGAAGTACAGCTGTACTTGTCTTACCTTCTGTTATATCTTCTGAAAAACTTAAATCGATTGTCTTTGGAAATCCTAATATATTTAGAAAGTCACAAAATGTAAATGTAATAAATTCAACTATAGCACCTAATCCTATTGTTTCAAAAAACTTTGTAACTATTTCCATCCATTTTACTAATAAGTATCTTGGCCAATTAGCTCCGAAGTCTCTAGCGGCTTCCATTAATCTCTCTATTTTTCTTTCAGCTGTCTCTATTGATTCTTCAATTTTTCCACCGATCAATGATAGTAAATCGAATCCAGCTAAACTAACTTTTTCTAATTCTTCTATTAGATCAGCATATGTAGCTTTACCTTGTTCAACTTTCTTTTTCCAAGCATCAATGATAGCCTGTAATATAGATTCAACATTTAAGTCTGGTAATGGAAGTGGAATATCTGGTAATCCTAATAAGTCCCATGGTATTTTAAACAACTTAATCAAAGCTTTAAATGCATCAGCTAACAATCCTGTCATACCACCATTTAGTTTACTACGAATGTATGACCAAATAGTTTCTACTTTCAGTTCTATTGATGATAATCCGAAATCACCACCGAACAATTTATATGAATCAGGTAACAATGCCCAAAACTTATCAGTTATCTCAGCTCTTAGTTCAGCTAACTTCTGTAATTCTTTTTGAAGATCACCTGGTGATAATGTTAAATCATCTTTTAAAGCTTGAATTTTATTTTTCATATCATCTGTCATACCAGATAATTGTTTCTTAATATCATCTACACCTTCAGCTGTGAATATTTTCAATATATCAATCTTCAAACCTAGAACAGGTATTACAAAATCTATCGGGACTAGTTTACTAATTAATTCTAGTATCTTCTGTTGAACATACATAGGATAATCTTGAACTAATCTAGTAATCATTATCTCCCATTCTATTTCAGGTATTGATAATCCGTCAAACTTAGGATCATAGATTGATAGAAGACTTCTAACTTCATCTAAGATATCTTGTATTTGTTTAGCTACTTCTTCTTGACCAGCTGCTATCAGCTGAGCCGGTAAATTAGCTAACTGACTAAACATATTAACTAGATCAGCTTTAGTCGGAAGTATAACTTTAGGACACTCAATCGGTGGTACAGTTATAGGACTAACTTTGAATGTAACTGTACTCATTATCCGTTTAACTTAATCTTCGGAGCTACCATAGTTATATCATCTACAGAAGTGATATTAGTTTTACCACCAACTGATATATCGGCATCACCTGTAATATTGACTGTCACTTTACCACTTATAGTAACAGTATCATCACCCAATATAACTGAGTACTTATCTTTAACTACTTTCTCTATGTAGTTTCCGTCTTTATCTACCTCTACTCTTGTACCCTTTCTATGATATAAATGTATTCTTTCTTTGTCTGGTGTATCATCTAATTCTAATACATGACCAGATTCTGTTTCGTGTACATGATTAAATGGATATACTGGTTCGACATAATCTCGTTTTGGTTCACCTTCTTCTATTTCAATAACAGGATATGTTTTGTCGTCATAGTCTCTCGCGAGAACATTGACATCGGAAGTACCAAGATATAATTCTCTTGGATAATTGATAGCTTCATCACCACCTTGATTCTTTGGTGACTTATCTAAAGCTAATGTTAATCCGTAAGCTCTGTTAATATGTTTAGGACTTGGACCGTCTGGTGTACCTTTGTATGATGATTCACTATCTAATCTAGGATCATTAAATCCGTCTTTTGTTGATCTTGGTATTTTTGTAAATTTTCTAGTACCTTCATTGTCTACTTCTTCGTCTACTCTATAAAACTCTTGAGGTGTTCCGATAAACGAACCTATAACTACTGGGTCTTGCATCTCTAAATGATCTCTGTAGAAACCCATTACAGTACTACCTTCAACTAGACCATGAGTTGTTGTACCTAATCCTGATAGAGATGGAGAAGTTGTAGGCATCATAACTTCTGACCATGGTAGATCAGCTGTAGCGATCATTTGTTTGTCGTGTGAATGAGAACCGTATATTCTAACACGAACTCTATTCAAAAACAACGGATCGTTTCTGTCTTCTACAACACCCGTAAACCAATTAAATCCTGTCTTACCTTGATACATCATATTTTTTCTGTCTCACCATATTCCATTTCTGTTGTTTCAATATTATTCATTAATGAATCTTTTACAACTTTTAGATTCGTTCTTAATTCATTTCTACTTAAAGTCCATTTAATTTGTGTAATTAAATGATTACCACCTTGAAACTTTTGTTCTATAGAATCTTCACCTGGTCTAACAGATGGTAGTTCTAAGTTTATTAATGTACCAACAGAGATATCTGTTCTAGCTGATAACGCTACACTCATAGTATTATATTTTAATAATTGATTAGCAGCATTTCTAAACTGAGATGAACCTAAGTGTGTAAAATGATTAGCTTGATGTATATCATCTTTATCATCATTTACAAAAGAAGCATCACTAGTTAAAATATGATAAGCATTATTAAAATCACCTATAGCTTTATCTTCTATTGATCCTACAATACTTACATCTCCTTCATCAGCAGCTCCACCTATATGTAGTGTTTCTGGTTGTGTACGAATAAATGGGTGTGGTGATAATGATTGACCTTCACCACTAAAATGTTTCTCTAAGAAGTTATATGTTTTTTGTGTATAGAATTTAAATGTATTATCGATTGTTGTTTGTTTAGATGTAAATAATCCTTCTGTAATACCTCGTAAAGCATCAGCTTGAGTTTCAACTTTATAACCTAATACTCTACGACCCATACCAACAGCACCATCAGTATCAGTTACATCATATGGTAAATCTTTTCCTTCTCCACCAAAATCAGAAGAATACACAAATGGTCTACCACCACCATATTCAATTTCCATCATACTAGCTAGTGATTGTATTCTATAACCACCATTAGCTGTTTGATACCAATAGAATGAATCTTGTAACCCACTATTTGAATCAATACCTTGAGCTTGTTTACACAACCAATTAATACTATAACCTACTGTCCAATTTGGAATGACTACATGATAATTATCACCTTGAGATTTTTCTCTCACTTCCCACCATGGTTGTCCAACACCTTTATCACCACCTTCTGGAAGAATGTCTAAATGATCTTCAGCTATAACTTGAGCTATGTCTGTCATTGAACCTCTAAAGGCTTGACTTATTCTTTCTCTTTTTGATTTAATCATTTCTGTTGAACAGAAATTTAGTTTGAAAGCTTGAGATGAGTTTTTCATTCTCATTACTGAATCTATTTTATAGATTCTGAATACTTGATCAATTACATCATCTTCATCTATCTCATCACCTTGTAGACCGACGGGTTGTCTAAATCTAATTCTTATAGATTCTTGTCCAAAGAGTTTAGCATTTTCTAAAAACCCTACTTGATCGGCTATGATAACTTCACCTAATAGAAAATTTCTATGTATAGATTCATAGATATTACATTCCTGAAATATCTCTCTAATATCAAATCCGTCACCTTCGTTGTTCACGATTGACATGATTTCTAATTCGTAACTTAATGGTGACGAAGTGTCTAAAGCTGCTGGCATAATTTAGTCTCTTACTATTTCTTTGAATTCACGAATAACAGTATCTATATATCTTGGTTCGATATATCTTATTAAATGTCTTTCTTCGTTTAAGTCCCTCTCATATTTTTCATTTGAAACTGGTGTGTTGTTTGTAGATACAGTTGTAAGTAAATCATTACTATCTGTATAATGATGTACAGCGTCTCTTTCATCAATTACAGAAGTTACAGTAAAACTCTTAGATGAATCACTACCAACAACTGTATTGTTTGTAAATGTACCTTGTACACTATTTAATACTATTCTATTATGTGTCGGATCAATTTTAGTAACGAAACCATAAGCATCTGATGATGATTGAGATACTTTTTCACCTAATGTAAACTTACTCGAAACATTAGTATTATGATTGAATGAAACTATGTCTGTTGAACTTGAAGCTTGTAGTACTGTACCTGAATATTTTCTAGTTATAAATTTATGTAATAGTTGTTGTGACTTAGGCCAATCATTCATGTCTTGTAGGTTTTCATTGACTAAAAAGAATGTCCAGTATAATGTTCCATCTCCATATAATCTTGATGCTAATACATCAGGTCGTTCACCATCTGTTATACGATAATAATTATAACCTGAGATACCTTCTTGTAGATAACTCCAAACAGAAACTTTACGAAATAAGTCTTTAGCTTCAAAGAACTTACCATCACTTTTAAAGTCATAGTTTATATTCGGTATATTTTTAAAAAATCCTTCTGCCATAGTTACTCCTAATCAAATGGGTTAAAGTTATACTCACCGTCAACCGTTTGACCAGCTCTGTTCTCGGCGTCCATACCCACTCTATCTTTGACTCTATTTGACAAACTTACATCAGTACCTCTTCTATTCATGATATCATCTAATGAACCACCTTCTTGAGATTTTTCTCTACGACTACCTGATTGATTTTTAAAAGCAGCTACTCGTTTTTCATATTTACCTCTATCTAATGTCATTACTTCTTGGAATGTCAAAGATAGTTCCATAGCTACTGGTGCACCGTCAACCATTCTAGCTGATCCAGCTGTAGATTGATTAGTCTCTACTTTTGTTAAAACAGAAGTCATTGGAAAGTCCATCCATTTCTTTATTGGTCCATGATATCTGATAGCAAATTCATTTGGAAATGAATACAACCTATCTTTTGAAGCTGGTAATGAAGAATATTTAAAAGCGTATGCTATCTCTCTAATAATCTCTGAGTCTTTTGAATTCTTTGGATATAAAACAAAAGTATATGTAAATGATCTAAACTCTACACCTTCAAATAATTGAAACTTCATAGGATTGATAACTTTACCAGCAGCTGCTTTACCTATATCTCCGAGAACAGCTTCTTTTACAGTTTGTCCGACTTGACCCATTACATTTTGATCTGTACCTTCACCCAATGTAAATAATTTAGATATCATAGATTCTAGTATACCTTTCTCTCCAGCTTTGTATGTAAGTTCTGTACCATCAGTCATTTCTTCTGGTACATATAAGAAGATATCATAAAGAGTATCTTCTCTATCACCAACAGCACCTCTCTTACCATTTCTTAATGGTAAAGATCGAAAGTGAATGTAGTTTGTTAGACCATAAGAACCATCACCATTCTCTGTATTAAAATTTTCTGGAAATTGAAGTTTTACACCTTTACTTGGTGTATCTGAAGCTCTACCACCCATAGCATTATTAAGAACTTTAGCTCTGGCCTCTCTATTCTTTTGTTTTGAAGCTAGTACTTCATTAGAGATTTCTGGTATGTTAGATGTACGAATACCTGTAGCACCTGTAAGTAGATCAGATAATCCATCTGAGATTCTTTGATCAAAAGAGTTTGAGAAGTTACCAACACTTCCAAATTTACTTTTTAATTTAGAAAACGCTGAATTGAGATCGCCACTAACAGAACCTATATGATTCTTAAGTGATTTTTTTGATTTTTTAAATATGCCCATAATTGAATTGTAATATATACTTTATAGTTATTTATGTCTTATAAAGGAAAGTTTAGACCGAAGAATCCAAATAAGTACAAAGGGAATCCTACAAACATTATTTATCGTTCATTATTAGAGCGTAGATTCATGGTTTACTTGGATAACAATCCTTCTGTACTTAAGTGGGGATCAGAAGAAATCATTATACCTTATATATCACCGGTAGACAATCGTTTGCACAGATATTTTCCAGACTTCTATATGAAGTATCGGAACGCCAAAGGCATGATAGTAGAAGAACTGATTGAAGTTAAACCTTTCAGTCAATGTTCACCACCCAATCCAAAGAAGAAACTTACAAAGACAGGTAGAACATCTAAGCGATATCTTAAAGAAGTACAAACTTATATGGTTAATGAAGCTAAATGGACTCAAGCTATGTCGTTTTGTAAAGATCGTAATTGGAAATGGAGAATTCTTACAGAAAAGGATATAAACATCTATTAGTGACATAAATACTATAAACTACATTATGTATTATATAATGTCAAATACAAAATAATATAGGAGAATATATGAATAAATTATTAGTATTATTAAGTAGTGTACTATTGAGTACATCTACATTAGCAATGAGTGGTCATGTTGGAATCAGCACTGACTATATGTGGCGTGGTCAAACACAAACTGATCATGGACTAGCAGTGAACTTTGGTATAGAACAAGACCTTGGTCAAGGTTTTTATATAGGTAACTGGAACTCAAGCGTTGATATAGACGGTGATAGAGAGTTAGAGTCTGACTTTTTCGGTGGATACACAAAATCATTTGATTCAGGTTTCTGGTTCAATGGTGAGTATATCGCTTATCGTTATAGTGGAGACAACTCTGACGGTTTAGAGTTTGAAGAAAGAATCTTCCAAGTAGGATATGAATCTTTTTCATACGGTAAAGCTGAAGGTGTTGACTTAGACATGGATTATGAATGGTATAACATTGGTTTACCTTTCATCTCATGGGCTGATGTCAGCTTAGAACTTGGAGAATGGTCTGATGGTAGAGAAGTCAAGATGTTAAAAGCTGATTGGTCTTTATCTGATAGCATGACTCTAGGATTACTTGTAATGAGTGATGTTAAAGAAAGTGAAGTTGAATTTGGAGACGCTGTGTCTTTACATTTCACTCATAAATTTTAAGAGTTTATAATTATGGCTGGGAGACTATTCGACAAACTTGAACAAGAAGCGTTCAGAGCTGGTATAGCCGCTCGAACAAAAGCTTCAATGGAATGGTTTCGTTCCACAGTAAGTAACAGAAAAGTCTCTCGAGCCGCTTTGATTGGTGATGGTCCGACACGATCAAGACAAGTATATGGATCTATGTACAATTTTCAATATGATCCTAAGACAAAACAAACATTACCATACTATGATAGGTTTCCGTTATGTATCCCTGTTCAGAAAGCCAAAGGTGGTTTTTATGGACTTAATTTACATTACTTACACCCTTTAATTAGGGCACAATTTTTAGATGAGTTATACGACATTACGAACAATAGCAAATACGATAGAACAACAAAGATGAATGTAACTTATCAACTATTAAAGAGTACATCAAGAATGAGATTCTTTAAACCATGTTTAAAACATTATTTGAGTAATCAAATACAATCACCATTATTATTAATAGAACCAGCTGACTGGGAGATAGCTATCTTCTTACCAACAGAATCATTTAGAAAAGTTGATAAGAATACAGTCTGGAATGAAAGTAGGAGTAAATTTTAATGAACATAAACAGATTTATGAATCATATGGATTCTATGAGTAGAAGTGATAGATTCAATATAGAGATTCGTGGACCACAGAATATCAGAAGTAGAGGTCTTAGATGTACAGCTGTAACAACACCAGGTAAAACTATAGCTACAACTGGTAAGAATTATGGTGGTGCTACACCAGAGAGACCTTATGTAACTGGTGTTGAATATGAAAATAAAATTACAGCTACATTTATGTTAGACACAACATTTGAAGATAAACAATTATTTGAACTCTGGCAGAGTTATATGTATGACGAAGCATACAATCTTCAATATCCAGATAAGTATCATGGTTCTGTTAAGATAGATCAATTAGGTGTTGACAATATACCATTATATTCAGTAGAATTACACGAAGCGTTTCCATCTAATGTAACAGGTGTAGCGTTTACAGCTGAAGCCACTACAGTACAGACATTTGATGTTGAGTTCTCATTTAGAACCTGGAGTTCTTCATTCGAAAATTCACCAAGTGGATTACTCGGCGGATTGTTCAATAAGAAAATGAGAAAGATAAGATCAAGACTTGATAAGAAAGTAAATGATAAATTGTTCGGATAACCGGACTAAATAGTTATATAATATTATGAGGAAATAAATTATGGCGTTACCAGTACTTGACACACCTAAACATAGTTGTGTCTTACCATCATCTGGTGAAACAGTCACTTATAGACCGTTTCTAGTTGGTGAACAAAAAGTGTTATTAGTAGCACAAGAATCAGAAAACACTAATGAACAAATTAGTGAAATGATTAGATTGATTAATGTATGTTGTGATGATATGGATGCTAATGAATTAGCAACTATTGATTTAGAATATTTATTTTTACAGTTGAGAATTAAATCAGTTGGTGAAACAGCTGATGTACAAATGGAATGTGAACATTGTAAAGAACTTAATAAAGTTACAGTACAATTAGAACAAACCATTGTAGAAGAACCTGAACAAGTAATAGATCATGTAGTTAAGATTACAGATACTATTAGTATTGATTTAAAGACACCGAGTTATCAAATTGTTAATTCAGTAAATTTAAATAATTCAGAAGACCCAAAAGTAATTTTTGAAGTTGTATCTAAGTGTATTAATTCAATTATTGACGGAGATGAGATTCATACTAGAGATGATTTCTCTGATAAAGAACTAATGAGTTTTTTAGATAGCATGTCCATGGATATGTTTGAAAAGATTCAAGCGTTCTTTGTTAATGTCAAAAAATTGAAAATTAACGGAAGTTATGATTGTGAAAAATGTGGAGAGAATAATTCGTATGAATTAGTGGGTATCGGAAATTTTTTCGGCTAACCCTCTCTCATGAAAGTCTATATAATTTGATTCATACAAACTTCGGTTTGATGCAACATCATAAGTACAGTTTAACAGAACTGAACTATATGATACCCTGGGAGAGGGAAGTATATGTTCAACTTCTAATGAAACATTTAGAAGAAGAAGAACAGCGTCAAAAGAACGCTGAGTCTAAAATGAGGAGATAGAAATGGCAGAAGATCATAGAGATAGATTTTCAGGTGACATGAGTCGCAACGAAGTAGAAATAGACCTTAAAAAGTTTATGGAGATGGTTACTGAAAATAACGATCTCAAAAGAGAAATATTTGAATTAACAAACGAAGATAGAAAGAACCCATGGCAGAAATGGGTATTCGCAGCTAAGACAATAGATGCTTGGAGAATTATTCCAAGACTATTCTTAGGTATCTATATGTACTTACTATACTTCGCGACATTCTGGTTTATGGATTTACCAGAACCTTCACTAGAACAATCAGGATTGATTTCAATTTTAGTCGGAGCTGGAGCAGCTTGGTTTGGACTATACACATCTAGTGCAGCTAAAGAACATGGTGACAATAACCCTAACTAGGAAATAATAAATGGCTGAAGCAGTAGTTGATAATAGTATAGCTGAAAATATTCTTACAAAGATACAATCACAAGCGTATAAAACTCGTCAAGCTGGTGTGCATAACAAAAGTCTTATAGATACAATCAGTTCTATGGATGAATCAATACAAGATAAACTAGGTGATTCAACCTTCACTACAGATGAATTAAAAACTGAATTTGTCAAAGCCGCTCAAGAAGAAGCACAAGCTATAGCTGAGAAAGAAAAATCTGATACAGCTGATGAGAAAAGAAAAGAAGCTGAAGCTAAAGAAGCTAAGAAACAAAGAATAGAGATGATGTCTAACTTTGAACAGTTAGGAAATGTTCTTAGAACTAATGCTACTAAATTAGGTGAAGCTCTTAAAGACGACTTCAAACAGATAACAGGTGGTCTGAGTTTGATCGCTGAGGCACCAGGTATAAAATCAATCATAGCTATTATTACAGGTATCGCGTCTACTCTCGGTAGTCTCTTATTGATTAATATTAAAAATAGTGGTATACTAGGTAAGACAATCAGTGGTTTAATAGGACAAGATGATGATGGTAATTTTGATCCCGGAAAGACTATGGAGAATATTAAAGAAAAGTTTACTCCAGGGTTCTTAAAAAATAAAAAAGATAAAGATGGTAATGAAATTAAAAGTGACGAACCTGATCAAACATTTTTAGAAAAGTCTATGGCTAATTTAAAAGAATCTACCAATAAAATGGGAGAGACTTTTAAAAGTATTGGTAATGGTATTATGCATCCTATTCAAACATTGAAAAAAGCTGGAACAGCATTCATGGGTGGTATAAAATCTATAGGTGCTTCAATGATGAACGCTGGTAAAGCTTTATTATCAGGTGCTAAGAGAATGGTTATTTCAGTAGCTAGTTTTGTTGGTGGTATGTTAGCATCAGCGGCTTCTGTTCTCATAGCAGGTTTAACAATGTTAGCACCAGTAATTCTAATAGGTTTAGCTGTAGCTGCTCTAATCTTCGGAGTCATGTACTTAAAAGATAAGTTCATAGAAAATAAAGATATGATCATGGCCAGATGGGAAATGATCAAAGAAGGTTTCAAAATAGCTTTAGATGGATTAGTATTATGGAAAGATAAAGCTGTAACATTTATTAGTAACACATTCAAGTCAATATGGTTAGGATTAAAATCACTCTTCGCTACGGTTATGACAGGTCTTGAGAATGGTATCAACATGGTTATCAAAGGTATTAATAAATTGATACCTGGTGAGAGATATGACTTAGACCCTGTAGACATTGGTGCTAAAGGTATGAGACAAAGGGTTGATGAAGAAAAAGCAGCCTTTGAAGTTGAGAAAGCCGGACAAGCTCAAGAGTTTGCTGATAGACAAAAAGATATAGACGATAGAAAATCAAATAACACAATGGAAAGAGCTGCAACTATAGTTCAACAAACTAATCAAACTGTTAATGAAGCTAGTTCAACAACCACAATAGTACCAACAGGTACAGAACCTCAAGATTCATTTGCT